AGGTCGATACGCAGTGCTTACAGGGTCTATTGTTCCTAAATTTCCACAACACGGAGACGTAGGATTGAGTTCTTCTATAACCCCGATAGGTACACAAGCAGTAATCAGTACGGAATCCAGCGTACTAAAAATTTAAAATTTAACCCTTGACAAACCGATATTGTGTATTATATTATCGTTAACGGTGCTGTGTTTTTGTTTGAACAGAAATGTTTTTTTGTACTATAATATATACACAGCGATATTTTAACCTACAAAGGAAAAGGAAAAGACTATGAAATTTACTATTGGTACCGAGCCTCTTCAGAGAGCTCTGAAAGTTTTAGGTGTTGTTGTAAAAGCCAATGCGGTAGATGCGTCCGGCCGAGTGCTGGTCGAAGCTACCGAATCAGAAGTACGCCTGTTGTCTAACAACGGGCTAACCGCAATTATTTTTACCACCGCCGATGTTGACGTCGCTACTCCAGGAACAGCTTCCATAGCATTCAATAAGCTCAAATCTTTCGCTATGTCTTTCAGGCCTTGGGATGGTATTTCCGGGGTTAAGAACTTTTTGTTTTCTTCTTTAGAGAGAAACGTTAAAGTTTCAGTAGACAATGTTTACGAAGATGGTAAGTCTTCTAAGGGAAGCCTAACTCTTCCTGGTTTTAATCCTGCGTTGATCTCCAAACCAGTTGAGTTCGGAAAGCCAAGTTTCACTATGAATTCAACTACTTTTATGAAGGCAATCAATAAGGTTTTATACGCCATCAATCCGCAAGTTGACCTAAATTTTGCGGCTCTTCAAGGTATGAATATGAACTTCGATAAGAATTCTATTTGCTTTGTCGGCTGCGATGGTAAAGTGCTTTCTGAATATCAGGATATAAATAAAACCGACAAGAAAGAAGGTAGCATCAATCTTCAGTATGAGTTTTTTATGGGGCTTAAGCGGTTGGTCAATGACGATGTTCAGCTGTTTTGGGAAGTGTCTGGTAATCGCGTAGCCGTTAAGTTCGAAGACATTGTGTTTATCGGTCGTACTATTATAGGGCACGATTATCCTAATTATCGCCCCGCTTTGGAAGAGTATAAAAGCAAAGTTATTTTTTCAAAGGATTTTCTTATGACTTCACTGGAGCCTTTTTCTGATGTCCTTGATCCAGAAGATAACTTTAGATTGACATTTGAAATAAAAGATAAACTTATAAGATTTTATAATGATTATACCAAGATAGAGACAGAACAGGACATCGAAGGTGGCTTTGATTTCTCCGTAGATGTTAACGGAAAATTCCTTATTTCTTCTATAGATGCTATAAGAGACGAAAACATTCTTATCAAGTTCTCCGATGAAAAAGGAGCCCTTATCTTTGATTCCGTTTCTGATAATAAACAAAAGGCACTTATTAAACCACTTATCAAGAGGTAGAATAAGATGAAATCTAATCCGAAGAAACTTTTGCGTGATGCTATCATAGCAGAAGAACAGCCTACTCTTTTTTCTTCTTCTGAGAGTGCTTTAGAAGATGCTTGTGTTGCTTTCCTTAGGTTTAAAGGATACCGGGTGGCTCGTCCCGTAGAATACAAGGTAAAGATAAAGAGTTTAGATGATTTGATAAAGTTCTTTTATATACTTTTAGACTCCAGACATCCTGAGTATGCAAATGCTTATAGGAACTTGAAAAGAGATCGAGCCATAGCAAAGAGATTGGTTGATTCAAGAATGGAAGCCACTGGTAGTAGTAGAGAAGTAGCCTTAAACGAGTGTGGCGAGATAATCGCTACGTTATTTGAACACGAGAAAGAATTTAAGTTTAGAACTGAAATCTATTTTGGAATGTTTGGTCAGGCTAACTTAGGTTGGATAACAGAAAAAGCAATTAGAATTATGAATGAGAGAATTACCAGAGAAGCTGAAGCCAGAGTAGCCGATAAGATAAGCCAGATAGAAAAAGAACAGAAAGATGAGTATGATTTAGAGTTTAACGATGTAGATTCTATTCTACAGAGAATAGAGGGAGGAAAATAATGCCTAAGAAGAAGAACGAAAACGAGGATGCCGAGGCTCTAAAGAAAGAAGAAGAGGCCAAGAACGCCGCACTTGAACTGGCCAGAAAAGCCGTTGTAAAAAAGTATGGTGATGTAGTCTCCGTATTAGAAGACCACGGGGATATGCACATTCCCACCATTAGTACTGGTTGTTTGAGCTTAGATTTGGCTCTTGGTTGCGGTGGTATGGGTTTGGGTAGGATTTATGAAATCTACGGCCCCAACAGTGGTGGTAAGAGCACCCTGGCTGTTAATGTAGTTATTCAAGCTCAAAGAAGAGGTATGAGGTGCTGTTATGTTGATGCGGAACATGCGGTAGATCCTAAACTTTTCAGAGCATACGGTGTAGATACCAAGACATTACAGCTGGTTCAAGGCTATGACGGAGAAGAAAACCTGGATATTCTGGAAAGGTTTATCAAGACCGGTGCTTTTAGTGTTGCGGTTGTGGATAGTGTTAGTGCTCTTATTCCAAGAACAGAGGCTGAGTCCGACATTGATAAAGATCAGATGGCTCTTCAAGCCCGACTTATGAGTAAAGCACTTAGAAAGATTACACCAACGGCCAATCAAACACAGACGCTTCTTATCTTTATAAATCAGTTGCGTATGAAGATTGGTGGTTACGGTAATCCAGAAACAACTACTGGTGGGGAGGCTTTGGCTTTTTATGCTACAGGTCGTATAGCAGTTCGTGGTCCGGAGTCAAAGAAGCGACGTCTGGTAGATGAAACTGGCGAGGTTATCGGTCATAAAGCCGAGTTTGAGGTCGTAAAAAACAAGCTTGCCGCACCCTTTAAAAGAGCAGAAGTGAAACTCATCTATGGTAAGGGCTACGATGCCGCTTGGGAAGTATTAGATTTGGCTACTAGTTTGGGTATTATCGACCAACGCGGTGCTTGGTTTAAGTACGGAGAAGAAAACATAGCCCAAGGTGAGACAAATGCTGTTCAGTTTTTAAAAGACCCCACCAATGCTGAGATCTTTAAGAAAGTTAGAGACGAGGTTATCAGTCAAATTGGTTTAGGAGAAGCTTATGAGCGTCATGGCCAACAAGGTCCATTGTATTCTTGAGGAATTGTTTCCAGCTAATCCACATAGGAGAGTTTTTCCAGAGTACTTTGTATCTTATAAAGCTACGAAGCTGTTTTTTGACTTTTATGTGAAAGAATGTTTCTTATTTGTAGAGTGTCAAGGTCGTCAGCATACACAGTTTGTGAAACATTTTCACGGTGATGGTGAGTCCTTTAGTAGACAGAAGATGCGTGACAACTTGAAGTTAGAGTATGTTCAGAAAAACGGGCTCTACCTTGTCAGAGTATACGATCACGAAGATGTGGACAGAGATTTGGTTTTATGTAAGATAAATAAGGCTTTAGATAATAAGTATAACTGTTGTGACTAAATTTTTTCGGCCCGGAGAATGAAAATGATAATTGTACCTAATGGAAAAAAAGATTGTACCAAGGATGCTAAAAGATACAAAAAAGATTGTTGTGAATTTGTATGTCTTAGAGACGGAACTATTACTCGTGAGTGTAGATACTGTGATCTAAGCCTTTTATGTAGACAGATTGACGTTCTACCAGATGGTAGAGTAGTGCCTATGGAAGCTCACTATCTTCCTGTACATGATGACAATGGAAAGGTGGTTGCTCATGAACTCTTCTGTACTGGTATGCACGATTTGCGTATCTTAAGCGAGCGTATAGAGGACGATAAAGTAAAGTAGGAGGTTGACAAATGAACGAAGATGTATTATCTTTTACTAAGATTCGAATTGATAATGATTTGATAACAAAGATTTGGCAACTCGATCCTAAAACTCTTGAGCACATCGACGGTGCCGAGCTAAGCTCCTATGCTTTAGCTTTGTCTCAGTATCTTATTTATTTTACTTATCAAAGAAATCTAACCAAAGCTGAGCAACACAGGTTAAATAAGTACATAGACAGAACCATTTCTTTGCTTATGACAGATGATGATATGAAAAGGTTCAAGACTAAAGCAGCGGCTACTGACTACATCGTATCTACGAATACCGATTTAATGGCTGCTCAGACGAAGCTGGATGCGATACAGGTCGAGTTAATTCAGATAGAAGGTATGGATAAGGTATTTAGCGAGTTAATCGCTACGATCAAGCGAGAGTTGACGAGAAGGGAGAACGAACTATATCAAATAAGATTGGAGCGTAAATAATGTCAAATGAACTAAATGTAAAAGAACTTTTTTGTCGCCCGGCCGACGAGAGATTACTAATCTCTTTCTGTATGCACGATATAACTAACTATTTTACGGTGTGTTCCAAGCTGGAACCGAAAGATTTTTTGTACGAACAACACGAAATGATGATGCTACTTTTTCAATCTTTGGTAAACAAGGGTTGTACTAAGCTTGACACCAGTGTGATAATGTCTGAAGCACAGGCAAACGGTATAATGGAGAACATTGGTGGTATAAAATACCTTCAAGCTATTTCAGGTGTGGATGCCCCGCAGGAAAATTTTAACATCCATTTAGAAGCTGTTATGGAGGCCGCTACTAAGTATAAACTGTATAAACTTTTAGTAGAAAAGACAGGTATTTTGTCTGAAAACGCCAAAGAAGGGCTCACAAGTATCGATCTACTGAGTTCTGTTGAATCAGACTTGATGTCTTTACAAGTGAACGGTCCGACCATAGCCGAACCAGTTAATGTAGGTGATGCATTAGAAACATTTATTGAAGAAAGAAAGAATAATCCGATAACTCTAAGCGGTTTGTCTACCGGTTATCCTATCTTAGATAAACAAATTGACGGTCTTATTCCTGGAACACTCTTAGTTCTGGCCGCAAGAAAAAAGATGGGTAAGAGTGCTCTTCTTACTAACATAGCAGCGTATGTTGCCTACGGTCTTGATATTCCTGTGCTCTATGTTGATACAGAGTTGTGTTTAGCAGAGTGGCAAACAAGAGTTTTATCTGCTACTTCTAACATAAAAGAGCGAGACATCAAACACGGTGGTTACGATCCCGAAACCTATGCTCGTTTGAAGAAATGGGTTAGAGTTTTCAAAAAAGGTAAGTTGTTTCACGAGTATATGCCTGGATACTCTGTTGATAAGTTGGTATCTTTGTATAAGAAGTTTCGCTTTAAAGAGAAAATCGGCCTTATAGTGTTTGACTATCTAAAAGAGCCTGATAGTACGTCTATCGACAGACAAAGAAAGGAATATCAGGTACTTGGTGATGTTACTACGAAACTAAAAGATTTGGCCGGCCAGTTAAATATACCAGCCATCACAGCAGTTCAGTTAAATAGAGATAATGATATCGCAGATAGTGATAGAATAGCCAGATATGCCGATGTAATATGTCATTGGGCTGTAAGAGATGACACCGAACTAAAAGAAGGTGGAAATACTTGTGGTACTCATAAACTTGTAATCAAAGACACACGTCGAGGTGGAGCTACCAGTAACAATGGTATTGGATATATGTTTTTTAAAGAGTATTTAAGGATAAAAGAAGTACCTATTGATCGTCAATACTTTACTGACTTTGGGAAGGTGACAAATGCAAACGATGCAGGAACAACAGCCGAGACGGAAGAATACCAGAATGACTACAACTTCTAAAGAAGCCGAATGGGAAAGCTTTAAGGACAAACTTAACTACATTAAGTCGTCTATCGAGCCACACTATTTACTACAGCAATTGGGTTTTGAGATAGAAAGAGAAACACCAAAGGAAAT